TCCCGACCTGGTCCTTTCGGACCGGGTTGCCGACGGGAAAGGCCGAAGCCTTTCCTCCTCTCCCCCTGCTGCGGTAGCGCTCGTAATTTGGATGAACGACCTTGCAAGCGACGGACGACGGGAGACTCCCAAAAGAGTCGATCCCATCGCCAGTTGCGTGCTCGGTCGCGCAGACGAATTACGAGAGCCCCAGCACTCGCCCGACCCCAACCACCGCGTTTTGCGAGAGCCTGTTTAAGGGCCTTCACAAGCGCGCGCTTGAGGTTGCTGACCTGGATCATTCCGGACTGTCTCGTTAAGGGATAACCTAGACGAACAGCCCAGAGCACTCCACGGCCAGCTCGAGACTCAAAGGCCTCGTCGGCTCGACTTGCGTAACACAAGTCTTCCCGAGGAGGCCCTAGAGCTCGAGGGCGAGTGGTCAGAGCTATCAGCTCGGATCTGACTAAACGATCGGCCACTGCGTAAGCAGGGGAACGACACGTTGACCAGATACGAGCCAGTAGCTCTGGCTCGCGGCACCTGTACAATAGGGAAGAGATCCCGTCACGCCATAGGCGTGACGCGATCTTACCCATCTTTGTACGGGGCCACGACCGGGGCAGCAGGCCGCCACCCCCTAGATCTCGGGGAAGGTATGGCGGGATCCCGTGGCCGGCGAGCCAAGACGCAAGTCCTGGTCTCGCTGCCCGGAGAACCCTGCCCACCATCCCGAGACGTCGGGGGTGGGCCTCTGCTATCGACATGGCAGCAGGTCCAAGGACATACCAGTCAGGAAGCTGACTAGTAGATCCAGGACCCATTCGCATCATGGTCTCGCAGCGCACAGCCCAACGAAGGGGTATGCACGGAGACCATTTTGCAAATGCCATGCCGACACGGACCTTGATCTTACGATCGAGGTTCCGGAGAACGAACTTTTTCCAGGGTCGACCCTTGACGGCGTCGGCCCAGGATTGGGGATCGTTCTCGCAGAGGACCCACTGATCAGGCTTACCTACGATGCTAAAGCGGTACTTTACAGAGAAAATTTCTTCTGTGAAGATGCCGTAGCGTCGCGAGGACAAGTGTTTACCAGCAGAAAAGATGGCTCCGCAATAGCGGGCCTCCTTTTCGTACTGCCGGCAAACACTCGGTCTCGCCACAGCTAGAAGATCGTCACCGCAAATTGCGGCGGCTTCCTTCTGGCTGCGGGAGATAAGCCTGACCTGTGGCGGCCTGCCACTACCTGTTATCAGACTTGGTATGCGAGGTAACCTGGGCGGTTTCCTGTCAGCTAACTGTGAGGCTCTATCGAGCCAGAACAGATTAGCAAGGCAGAGAATCGGCCAGGTAGTGGGAAGTCCCATAAGGACTCCCCGCTTCGACCAGACCGCCGTTCCATCAGGGTAGTGAAGTTCGTAAGAACCAACTGCCAAGAGGATCGACCAGTCTCGTTGAGGACCTCGCAACCCGACGGCGTCACAGACGCCTTCCATAATCGCTTGACAAAAGTCAGCGTGAAAGGTGTCTGTGGCGGCCGTCAGGTCGGCCGAAAGGACCTCTGCAGTCGGATCTAACTGATGATCGAAGAGACGCTCAATAGCGCCGCGATGATCACCAGCTAGGACTGCAGAGACCCGTGGTTCCCGTCGCAAGGCTCCCCGGAGTGCCTGCCCCCAGTAATGGAGGAAGGCAACCGTGGAAGCCCGATGACAGGTAACCACTCTCGATTTCCAGCCTCGCTCAGAAAGCCCGCAGACGCGAGCAGTCCGAGCGTCGGCCTGGAGTTCGTTTAATGAAGACATTATACGAGACTCCGGGCGACTGGCTCTCGAGGTTTCGGCCATACCGTGTCTGATAGCACTTGGCGGAAGCGATGGTAGACCATGCAGGAGCTCTCTCAAAGCTCGGGGTAACCCTCCGTCACGGAGGGAGTACTCCCAGCAAGAAGAGCCCTGCACCGGAGGCATCCCCGTCAGGTTAACTTCGAGTCTATTGACTCGGCACCAACCTGTCGCGAACGCCTTCGCATCCCTCAAGACCTCATAGGGTGTCTCACCAAAACTGGTGAGGCGCTCCTTGTGATCTTTAAGGGACCGGTCTACCACTGACTTGTCACCTGGCGGAAGAGCTCGACCCACGAATGACAATTGCAACCTAAGTTGAATGTCGCGTGGGAAGAACTCTCCTGCCAAGCCCCGGAACCAGTGATCTGAGACCTTTTCTTTCGTAAAGGCCTCAGCTCTGATCCCGGCGCCCCACGACTTGATCATGGACAGCACATAGTGCGGCCCATTTCCAACCGTGGAGATGACAAGCCACCTGGCGAAAGCTTGCAAAGTCGCCATGGAACGTCGATGGGCCTTCTTACGAAGGTCTAATGGACGTCCACGGACGGCGATGCACGCGAGCGCGACGGCCGAGAATGCTTCGGCAGCGATTTTCAATCGCCGCTTGAGCACCTTTGGTCGAACGCGTTCGCTGGCTTTCACCAGTCGCTCCTGCCAAGGCAGCAGGGGGAGAACACACACCGGAGAACTGCGGGCGTCTCGGAAGTGAGAGGAATTAAGATTCCACCACTCTCGAGGCACACAGCCCGCCGGAGCATGTCGGCGTTGGCCTCGATCACGAATACGTAATCGAGGCCGGGCTAACGGCATGACTCCGCACGTTCTCCAGAGATCCGTCGAAAGACGGAACTCCGTAGTGG